CTCACTGCTGTGAGTTCTGCAGGTTTTAGCAATGTGGTAGCCAGCGTGAACAGTTCAGGCGCAATTGTGATGACACAGACCCAGGGCGGCGTGATCTTGTTGCAAGATGTCACAGGCACACCACTGGCCAATGCTGGATTCACTGCCAGCACCTCAGGTTGCAGAAACATTGTTGATGGTAACACCACAGCATACTTGCAACTGAGTGGATGGGTTCCATTGACTTACACTGCCAGCGCAGTGGCACCAAATCAAGATCCTGCTAGTGGCACATACTGGTACTATTCAACCACCAGCCAAGTAGACATCATGATCAACAATGGCAGTGCCTGGGTAGGCTATCAAAATGACACCAACGATACTCGTGGTTATAATTTGAGCCAAACCAATCCTACTGGACCTATTGTTTCTGCTTCGGCTCCCACAACCCAAACTGACGGAACTGTGTTGGTTTATGGAGATTTGTGGATTGATACCAGCAACCTTGAACTGTATCCTTTGATATATCGTTGGCAAGCAGTGGAAGGCGTGAATCAATGGGTGTTGATTGACAACACAGACCAACAAACTTCAAATGGTGTGTTGTTCCAAGATGCACGTTGGAGCAGCACAGGCGTTGCCAATCCCATCACTGACAATTATCCTTCAATTGTGACCTTGTTGACCAGCAACTATCTGGATGTTGATGCACCTGATCCTGCACTGTTCCCCGCAGGCATGCTGCTGTGGAACACACGTCGCTCTGGATTCAATGTGAAGAGTTTCCAGGTCAACTACTTCAATGCCAGCAGCTTCAGCTATCCAACCTGGAGCACTGCCACAACCTATGCTGTGGGAGCTCAAGTGTTGTACAACACTGTGCTGTATGTGGCCATCCAAGCAGGTACCAATCAGAATCCTGCCACACAGACTTCATACTGGGATGTGTTGCAGACCAACTCATGGGTCACTGCTTCGGGCAACAGAGCAGATGGATCACCCAACATGGGCAGATTGGCTCAACGAGCATTGATTGTGGCAGCACTGAAATCTGGTATTGATTCCAGCGTCACTGTGCGTGAAGAACAAGCACAGTTCAATCTCATGGCCTGTACCGCATATCCAGAATTGATTGTCAACATGGTTGCACTCAGCGATGAACGCAATAATACTGCGTTTGTGGTAGGTGACACTCCAATGAGATTGGGACCAAATGGCACTGACATCACATCTTGGGCCACCAACAATGGTGGGTTGGGATTGTATGCTGGCGACGGCCTGCAGACCACATCACCTTATGCAGGTGTGTTCTATCCCAGCTGCCAAACCACAGACCTGGGCGGCAGCACAGTGGTCACAGCACCCAGCCACATGATGATACGCACCATAATCCGCAGCGATAATGTCAGCTATCCATGGTTGGCTCCTGCTGGTACACGTCGTGGTGTGATTGACAACGCTGCCAGAATTGGTTATATCAATGCCAACACAGGCGAGTTTATCACAATTGGTAACAATCAAGGTCTGCGTGACGTTGAGTACCTGAACTCTATCAATCCAATCACGTTTGTTCCAGGTGTGGGCATTACCAACTTTGGTAACAAGACCACTTACAATCAATTGACTGCACTGAACCGTATCAATGTGGCACGACTGATTGCGTTCATGCGTGGCAGATTGGAAGAAATTGGCAAGCAATTCTTGTTTGAACCCAATGATCAGATCACACGTAATGAAATGACCAATGCTGTGAACGGATTGTGTATTGACCTAGTGGCCAAGCGTGGTATCTATGACTTCTTGGTAGTGTGTGATGATAGCAACAACACACCTGCTAGAATTGATGCCAATGAATTGTGGGTGGACATTGCAATTGAACCAGTAAAAGCAGTGGAGTTTATCTACATTCCACTGCGTATCAAGGCAACTGGTGCCATTGCTAATTCACAAACAGCAAGACAAACCAGTATCCAATAACAGGAAGAAATCAAAAATGGGGTGGCAACACCCCATTTTTTTTGGCCTCAACTGAGGTAAATAACTGCATAGGAGAATACTAATATGGCCGTTGCATCACTAACAAGAATGACAGTGCCCTTGGCAAGCGATCAAAGCGCGAGCAACCAGGGTTTGCTCATGCCCAAACTCAGCTATCGCTTTAGAGTGATATTTGAAAACTTCGGGGTCAGCACACCACGAACAGAACTTACCAAACAGGTAATGGACTTCAAGCGTCCTCAAGTGACATTTGAAGAAATCACCATTCCAATCTACAACAGCACACTGTACTTGGCAGGCAAATACAAGTGGAACACAGTCACCTGCAATCTACGTGATGATGCATCCGGTGCTGTGAGCCGATTGGTTGGCGAGCAGATACAGAAGCAGATGGACTTCTTGGAAATGGCTTCAGCTGCATCCGGCATCGATTACAAATTTACCACTCGTTTCGAAGTGTTGGATGGTGGTAATGGTGCTGCCACACCTGTGGTGCTGGAAACATGGCAGCTGTATGGTTGCATACTGGAAGGTGCTGACTATGGCACAGCCAACTACGGCGAAAGCAAGGCCATGCAAATTGGTCTCACCATCAGATACGACAACGCCAATCAAACACCTAACGGAACTGGTATTGGCAGTACCATTGCTAGAACTGTCAACGACGTTGTAACAGGGTAATTTGCAATGACCTGGGGACAAGATTTCCTCAAGGAATTTTTTGGTGGGCAAGGTCTCAAAGATTATGCCCACGCTTCAAAGACCTTTCGCACCAACGGATACGAGTATGCACCACGGAACAAATTCCTGTTCCACTGCTACTTCAATATCAACACCAGCATGATCCCTTCACTGGGTGCAGCATTCAGCAGCACAGAAAAAGCCACAGTGGGTCTCATGGTCAAGACCATTCAACTGCCCAAGTTCTCGATTGACACAGAAATTCTAAATCAATACAATCGCAAACGTGTGGTACAGAAAAAGATCAACTATAACCCTGTGCAAGTGACCTTGCATGATGACGGCGGCGATCTCATACGTAATCTGTGGTACAACTACTACAGCTACTACTACAAAGATCCCAATCAGGCCTATGGCCCTCCGGCACAGAATGGTTCAATCGGTGCGTTACAAACACAAGCTGGATTCAGCTACAACGCTAGAGACATCTACAGCAATGACCGAGTGGTCAATGACTGGGGTTACATCGGCGAAAGTTTTGACCAAGGCAGTGCAGGCGGCGCAGGCATAAACTCGGGTGGTGATCAGAATTCTGGCAAACCACCTTTCTTTAGAGACATCACTATCTATGGCATGGATCAACACAAATATGCTGCGTATACATTGATCAATCCGCTGATCAGGAGTTGGGACCACGACACATACGATTACAGCCAAGGCTCGGGTGTGATGCAAAACTCAATGACCATTGACTACGAAACAGTCAAATACTTTTCAGGTGCCATTGGCGGTGTGCGTCCAGATACCAATGTGATTGGATTTGGTGATCCAGCCTACTATGACAATGTGCGTAGCAGTTTGGCCCGACCCGGCAGCACACAGACTGTGTTGGGTCAAGGTGGATTACTAGATGCAGGAATTGGTATTGTGGAAGACTTACAAAGTGGCGGTGTGGCAGGTATTATTGGTGCTGTACAAAAAGCAGGCACAGCCTACAACACTTTTAAAGATGTAAACATAAGATCAGTAGTGAATGAAGAAGCCAATGCTGCGCTGAACAGTGTGTTGAGAAATACCATCCCAGCACAGGTGCGCCAGGCTCAAAATGCCAATGGTGGATTTGTATTTCCAAGACCACCCACTAACTTTTAAACACAAATCATGGGCGGAACAGTAAATGCACTCAACACCAACGTGGACCTCACAGTCAGGATCTACGATCAATTCTACGCCTACGAACAGTATGTGAGTGCAGAAGAATACGATGTGGTGTTCAGCTACATGAAGTCGGTGTTCACTACAGATTTGGCTGCTGGCAATTTCACAGTGGCGCTGTTTAGAATAGCAGACACAACTCAAACATCAGTGTTGACTATTTTGGCCAACATACAAGGTCAAAATTCAATTCAACTCACACAAACTTTGGCCTACTATCTCAACAACTTGAGAAGTGGCAGCACATTGTTGGGATTTGGTGCCTCAGTCACACCCAACTACTATACCGCAAGGAATGTGTTGTCATGAGTCGTTGGGCCAATGGTTTGTACACACTGACCAACCCGGCCAAGTACGTGGGCAAAAATCAACCCAGATACAGATCGGGGTGGGAGCA